GTTAGTAGATCCATTACAAGTTGCTAGACAAATAAACTTAGAGATAGCATCAATTGCGCCAACTCTTATAGGCAATGGTTCAGGACCTGTTGAAAATGAAATAGTGTTAACTGCTTTACCTACAGGACCTATAACTGGGCCTTATGGTACATCTGATAATACATATGCGTTTGCAGATCAAAATCCTGTAGCACCTAATTTTACAGGCACAGAACCATATGGTCCAAATACTATGGATTATCGTGCTGACGCTGATCCTAGATTCCAATTTATTGCACGTAGTAGTCCAAGAAGTTTTGGATACACTACTGGTTACTTAGATGGTACAGGTGAAGCACCAAATGGATTCCCAACAGGAGCAGGTATTAGTTTCCCACAGAATCCTCAAGTTGGTGCATACTTCTTACGTACAGATTATCTACCGCAAATACTCTATCGTTGGGACGGAAGATTATGGGTTCGTATATCTAAGAACGTAAGAACACAAACAGGATTTACTGAACAAGATTTGTCACAACAATCAAGCTTCATAAATAACAGTAACGTTACAGTAACAACTAGTGGAACAGAGATTCCACAGAAACAAGCTCTGTCAACTATTTTGACAATAGCACCAGACTCAATTCCACCGGTAATTTAATAAATGGCACAATTTTTTTATGATAATCAGGTCCGCAGATTCCTAATTCAATTTGGAAAAATCTTTAGTAATTGGTATGTTACTAAAGGTAAGGACCCTAATGGTAATGAAATATTAGTTCGTGTGCCAGTTATGTACGGTGATAGTAGCCGTCAAGCAAGTACTATCATTGCTAACAATAGTGCTAGTAATTTACCTAGTGCTCCGTTGATTACATATTATATTACTGGTCTAGAATATGATCAAAGACGAACACAAGATCCTACCTTTATTGATAAAATTCAAGTTCGTCAACGTAGTTATAATGCAGAAACACAACAATATGAGACTGTACAAGGACAAGCATTTACTGTAGAAAGATTAATGCCAGTACCCTATACATTACGCATGAGTGTAGATTTTTGGACAACTAACTATAATCAAAAATTACAATTGATTGAACAATTAGGTACACTATTCAATCCTTCATTAGAGATACAAAGTACTGATAACTTTATTGATTGGACTAGTTTAAGTGTTGTTTACCAAGATGGTTTAACGTTTAGTAGCCGTAGTATTCCACAAGGTACAGGTAATCCGATTGATGTATTGAGTTGGAAATTCTATATGCCAATATGGATTAGCAATGCGGCTAAACTTAAAAAGATGGGTGTTATTGAAAAGATTATTGCTAGTATATTCTCTGGTAAAGCACTTGATGATATTCAGAATGACGATTTATTATTAGGTACTAGACAAAAGATTACACCATATGGTTATAAGTTATTATTGATTGGTAATAGTTTACAATTATTACCGGCTAATCAGGACTTTTATCCAAGCAATGAGGATTTAGATTTACCTCCTAACCCTAACACAAGTTTATATTGGTCAGCTTTATTAAACGTATACGGAACATTGAGACCAGGTATTAGTCAAATATGGTTACAGAATCCGTATATGGATACAGAAATTGTTGGTACTATTGTAACTGATCCAGTTGATGATAGATTATTGATATATGATATTGACCCAGATACCCTGCCTCAAAATACATTGGATCCTGTAGACAGCGTGATTAACCCATTAGTCACTGGACCAAATGCAGGGTTACCTCCCGCAGAAAATGGAATGAGATATCTTATCGTAGATAATATAGGTCATGAAGGTGATACAACTATTGCATGGGGCAATGTTGTAGCATATGCTAATGATATTATTGAATATGATAGTGGTACAGGAGAATGGTTTGTATCATTTGATAGTGCCCAAGCTACTACTGTAGAATATGTTACCAATTTGACAACCAGTATACAATATCGTTATGTTAATACAGAAGATGTATGGATGAAAAGTTGGGAAGGATGGTATGATCAGGGTGATTATAGTATTGTAATCTAAATTACTTTATGCTATAATATCTTGGCATATGAATAATATCTCGGCAGGCGTTTTCTTTTACGCTAAAAACACACAACGATTCTTATATCTACTTAGAACGGATAATAAAAATCCGGGCAACTGGGGCATTCCAGGTGGAAAAATAGAAAACGGTGAAACATTACTTGTGGGTATTGAAAGAGAATGTATTGAAGAAATTAAATACTTTCCAAAAAATGCAAAACTAGTACCTATACAAAAGTTTGTAAATAATACATTTACATATCATACATTTTTTTGTAAAATAGATGAAGAATTTACTCCAGTATTAAATGAAGAACATTGTGGTTATGCTTGGGTAGGTGATAATCAATATCCTAAACCATTACACCCTGGATTGTTTAGTACTGTAAACTTTGATGTTGTACAGAAGAAATTAAAAGCACTTACAAAAAAAGAGACCTAAGTCTCTTTTTTTATTTTAGTAGTTTTGATATCATATCAAAACCCAGTGAACCTAATACTATACCTGCACCCATCATCATCCATCTCCACTTTTCTAAAGCAGAAACTTTTGATCCTAGTTCTTTATGAGCAATCATATCCTCGTTACGCATATTAGTTAGAAGTGTTCTAGTTTCTTCTGCGTTACGGTCAAGACATTCATGCATATCTTTAAGGCTAGTTTTGATCTCGCTGACATCTTGTTCAATATTTTTAACTTGAACTTGAAGTACAGCGATATCAGTTTCGGTCTTTGGCATTTTAATAGTTCTACCAGTTGTCATAATTAAGCACTAGCAATAACTACGATCGGGTTAGGTTGACCGTTAGCGGCATTAGCGGCGAATGCAGTATTGAATGTAGCAATAACGTCAGGGTTAACTGAGAAAGCAACAGCAGTACCTGTACCAGATCCTGCGCCAGTAGCAGTGAACGTAATACCTGTCATACTAGCCATTGCACCAACTGCTGTCCAATCTGTTGTACCTGCACTGTAAATTGTGTAAACAGTACCTGCTGATAATGAACCGGCTGCAACTTGCGTTGGGAAGATTTCACTGTTATAATCATTAATACTTGAAACAAATGCTGTACCAGAGGCTACATCAGTAGACAAGATGTTCATTGTGTTTGGTGTTAATGCTGTATTTGCTACGTTAGCAGTAAAACATTGTGCAGTTAAACCTGTTGTGCCACCTGTAACTAGATATTTTGTTTTGCCTTTTTGACGTACAATGAAACCTGCTTCGTCATTTGCATAAACAAATGATGCACCTGCAAAGTTTGCAGTAGGTTCTACAGCCAATACTGTTACATCGATAGTAGCGTTTGCCGTTGTTGTTCCAGTTGTAATTGCTGTTGGGTTACCGTATTGTGTATTAGATACTGTAAATGCGGCTGCGTTAGCAATGGTTTTAACAAAATATGTTGAACCTGCTACTAAACCACCTGTATTTGCACTGAATGTAACTGGTGCTCCAACAAACAATGTTTGTGCATTACCTGATGTACCAATTACATTACCTGTAGCAGTTGTATTAGCAACAGCAACAGTAATATAACCTGTATTAGTAGCAACAAAACCAACATTTGTATAATCAGTACCACCGTTAATATTTGCAGAAGCAACTTGAATAGCAGAACCAACTGACAATGTGTTAGCAAAGTCTGTTCCAGATCCATATACGTTCAAGTTACCTGTATCACCATAAAGTGTACCTGTACCGTTGATACCAATAGCAACACGTGTTAAAACTTGTTTACCAACGATTGCTGTGTTGCCACCGACTACACCGTATGTGTTAGCGTTAGTTGCTGGAAAACCTGCACCACCTAGTGGGTTATTGAAATATGCATCAACTACACCAACTGACATACTAACTGTTTGACTACTTGTGTCAGTTAATGTTGCCATAACTTGTGGTTGAACACTTAGTTGGGTAGCAGATACATCAAATGTAGTATTTGTTAGTATTGAATTTACAAAATATGTAACTCCTGCTGTTAATCCACCAACTGTAGTAGCTACTTGGAATGGCATTCCTTTAGCTACACCAACTGTAGGGCTAGTTGTTAGATTTCCACCTGATATTGTAACGATACTACCTGTTTCGGCTGTATCAGTGATTGTTAAGACTGCTTGAGCCTTTGCGATTTTTAGAGGACGTCCCATTTGATTTTCCTTATAAAATTAGCGGGTTCTAGCCGCTACGCAGTGGGTAACTGCATAAACTTGCCGAATGCAAGTGTATTATATATTTATCTAAAATCTGTATTATTGAGTGCCTGTATTAGCGTGTGGCATACCAAGTTCACTGATACTAAACTCTGTACCTGCACTTGCATTTGATCCAGTTGTAAGAAATGCTACTACATTGCCTTGACCGCAATAAACACTATTGAAGCTATCGTTAGCAGAATAAATTGCTGACTGTTGTGTAGCAATTGCGTAAGGAACACCTGCATTATTATAAGTGTATGCAACATTTGATAGTGCTACTCCTGCGTTAGCAGTAAGCGTTAAACTAGTAGCGTTTGCAATACTTGATATGATTCCAACTGTTGTTCCAGTTGTGTTACCTATCCAACCACCAACTTCAAGTTGAGTATCAAATGCAGTACTTACTCCAGTGACTGTTGCACTGTTAGTTGCTGCCGTTGCTGTGCCAGTACCAGCTACTCTAGGATAACCTGTTACCGCGTGAATACCTACACCCGTAGTTGCTATTCTAATCTTGTCTGTAGCAATATTAGCTGATTGCTGTGATACTGCATTACCTGTATATACGTATGATGCCATTTTATTTTTCCTATTATTTTAAAGTCTTCCGACTGCTACTTCAATGATACCTTCTACACCATCAAAGTTTTCTAATGATTTACCAATTACTGTGCCTATTGATGGTACTAGTGTAGGACGAGCAAATCCGTTACCTGCACTTATTAACATATCACCCTTTTTAATATTACCACGCACTTTGCACGGGACACGACCTTGTAATGCTAATATAACAGTATGCTCACCTTCACATGACGTATTCAATACATATGCTGGGTTAGTTGAAACAATACCTGCAACACGGGCAGTAGCATCTTCTGCTATTGTAACTTCTTTATCACCACCAAATGCTAATACAGTACCTGGTTCATAATGTTGATCTGCTACATAATATTCTGCTAAGTCGGCGTATGTTGCCTGTAGTGTTGAACCACTGCTTAGTGTCCAATTACCAGTAAGAGTACCTACATTACTACTTGAACCTACTGATATAGTTGAATTATTCGCAAGTGTTATATTACCACATGATATATTACCTGTTGTAGATATTGAATTAGCTCCAAATGCTGCCAAAAATGTTGATACATTAGAATTATCATAACCCAAAACCGGAGCTGCAAATACACCATTGCCGTATAATATATTACTTGAACTACCATCTCTATTTAATAACGCAACATTACCTAAACCAGTAACATTTGCGGCTGCCACTCCGTTTGCTGTAGTTGCAAAAGACACGGCACCTGATACATTAGCACCGGCTACACTATTGGCTGTAGTTGCAAAAGACACGGCACCTGATACATTAGCACCGGCTACACTATTGGCTGTAGTTGCAAATGTGGCTAAATTAGCTGTACCATAGAAATTACCAATAAAGAAATTAGCTGTTACTGCATTGCCTAAACTTGCATTAGGTGCAGTAATGTTACCCGGTACTGCTAATACACCGGTAAGATTGTTAAAAGTGAAACCAGCGTTACCGGCAAATGTACCGGATTCATTAAATTGAATGCATGTGTTTGAACCGCCGGGAGTTCCTATACCACTACCTCCACCGATAATTGATGTAGCGACAGCGTTTGGAGAATTTGTATATGTTAAGCCTGTACCATTAACAGGAACTGTTAATAATGCATCGGAAAATAATGTTACGTTTCCTGTTACAGGATAATTACTAGCTAACTTAACGTAAAATTGATTACCGTTAACGATTGTATTGCTTGCACCATTTACACCACTTATTGTAATAGATTGTTGATTAGTGTAAGGAACAGTATTAGCTACAGTCATCACAATAGGAGTTGCATTAGACAATCCTATAATTTTTGTATATAACGTTCCTTTTGGCGTCCAGCTTAAGTTACCTAAACCATCTGTTTCTAAAATATAACCAATACCGCCTGCGCCGCCAATTTTAAGATTAGCTACATCGCCTAAATTTATTGTACCACCGGCATTTGCACCGGCGTTAATCCAATTGTTACCATCAAATGCTAATACTTGTCCTACACTATTAGCGGCAACATTAGCATTAGCAATATTAATATTAAGGTTACCATATGATCCTTCAATTTGACTAAAGGTAATATTTGAATATGCAGTTAATACTTCAATATTTTCTGCATTTCCGGTAGTTTTACCAATGAACAATCGGCTAGCATCTTGTGCAAAGCCAAATTGTGCTTCGTCTAATTGCGGCAGGTCTACAAGGTTACCTGAACGTTGTTGAATTTTAGATATCTGTATAATGGCCATAAGTGTAATTCTTTGAAGATTTACACTTATTTATCATTATTTCTTACAGAAAACTCATGTAATATTTTTCTACACGGTTAAACCAAATATCACTATATTTGTCAAAATCAGATCCTTCTAATATGAATTCCTGATAGAGATTATCAGCAGAACACATAAAAATAACACCTTTACGTATCTTTGTTCCGTGTACTTCATTGTGAGCATTTGCATAGGCTGCTAATTGCACAAAATAATCGTCAATCCATTCACGCTTTTTAGGCTTATTTGTTTGTTTATGATCCATGATAGCTTCATCATTATCATGCACACCCACTAAGTCTGTCGTCCCTGCGTAAATTTTCGGATAATAGAGAGGAACTTCTGTCCCCCACCACTCATTACATTTGCTAAGACCTTGACTAATGATTGATTGGGCCATTTTATGGCTTTGCTGGCTATACGGATTGCTTCCGGGCTCATTGAGTATTCCTGTCTTAATATAATCTTCAAGCCACTTGTGCATTCGTGTTCCACGACCTGCGGCTTCTGTTGTAATTTCTTGTGCTTTTTGAACACCTACACGTTTACGCCATTCTTGTAATGCTTTCTTAGATTCTTCACTTTTAGTAGCATCTAAGATTGTTGTAACACTAGGTAATTTCTCACCATCAGGAGTAGCATATCTGCGTTTGCCGTCTATCTCTACACGCTTCATTGGAACATAGTTATATTTGTTTGGTATGTACATTCAGCTATTATAATATATTTTATAAGTTAATACAAGAGTTTAGGTTAAACTCGGAAACTTTCTCCGCACCCACATCTATCACGCTCATTCGGGTTACTAAACTCAAAACCTTCATTTAACCCATTACGCACATAATCTACTGTCATGTTCTTTAAATATACATCATGTTTTTTATCTACTAACACAATAAATTCTGGTTGTGCATAATTTATGATAGATTCATCAAATTTGTATTCATCTACATATTCTAATACATATGCCAATCCACTACAACCAGTAGTCTTGACGCCTATTCGTATTCCTAGACCCTTACCACGTTTTGTTATTATTTGTTTTATTTTATTGGAAGCTTTTTCGGTGATCGTAATCATCTTACTTCATTGCTTTACGTGCCATTTGTTTGACAACTTTTTTACTATCTTCTTCTTCGGGTTCAACAGGTGTTTCTTGACCTTTGAATATAACCTTATCACCTTGAATATTTGAAATATTATTCTTTAATGGTGGCTTTTTAATCATATTATACAAATCTTCTTTGGCTAATATAATGTCGTTATCTTTATAATATTGTAATAACTCATCAACTGTCCAATCCGAATGTTCGGCACCACTATCAATATCACTAGTTAACTGACTTGTAACAGCAACTAATCGTACTAATAGTGGATTCGGATTTTCAAGCTCAAATAAGAACATTATCTCTTTGCGCGGCCGGCGCCTGCTACAGGCATTTCTTCATCTGGTTCTTCAACTGATACGTCATCATCAACGCTGAATTCATCACCGTCTACATCAGCAGACATATCCATATCTAAATCAGCAGACATATCATCCGAGTCATCACCAAATGCATTATCAGCAGGGTTACCGCCCATCATGTCACCACCTTGACCAGTAATACCATTTAATGCAGATTGCATTGTGCCTTTACTTTGTGTCAATGCGGCTTGTACTGAAGTCAATGCTTCTGTAACTTGTTGGTTAAATGTTTCGCTCTCATTCACACCAATCTCGCTTTGAACACCGGATGTTAATGCTGGTAATTCTTTTACTAACATATCAGATACTTCTTCAACCATTTTTTGTATTTGGTCTACCATGTCTTGGGCTGCAAGAACAACCTGTGACTTTTCAACTTCTTCGTTCTCTACAACAATACGAGTTTTAGGTAGTGACTGTAAGTAATTAAAATGGTCGGCTAGTGCTTGTTCCATGAATACTAGTTTCATGTACGAAGGACTAGTTTGGCTTTGATAAAATTCAGCAGATGATTTAGTTTCATTAATCAATCCACGAACTTTACTAAGCATAGACTTAGTTTCCGTTACGGTCATTCTCTTTGTATTGAACGGAAGAGAATAGTGTTCATTCAACGCTTGTTTAGCAGTTGATATTTTTTTGTTGTCAAATTCAGTTAGTTTCATAGTTATATTCCAAGACTAATATAAAGTATTTATCTTTTTTGTTTTATTGTTAGGGTTTTCTGTCAAATCTTTTAGTTTGCCAACGCTTAGAATCGTTAATATAAGTATACAATTCATCAGTAATCAACTTTTTTTTCAGTTTATCTTCATTTAATTTGGCTAAAAAAATCAATTTATCGTTAGAATTTTTAGTATTTTTAAATATTTTAGTATGTAATGATATATCAACCTCTAACCCTGCTAACAAGTTATCCAATACTAGTACCCTTTCAGCCTGATAGATCAAGTTTCGTTTATCACATGTACACCAAGCAACAGCATGTTTTAGTTCATTAAATGAATGTTTAGTAAATGTAGTTGTCATTGTAACGACATATTCATTTTTTATCGTTTTATTGATATAATATGTATTGAATAGCTCATAGCTACCATCAGGATTTTGAAAAATAATAACATCTTCTAACTTATCCATAAAGTCAGATTTCATTAACTTTTCTAATTGTTTTTCTGGATTATTACGTTTAACCATAATTTACTACTTTAAAATATATATTTCTAAGTTCATCACTTGTATCTAAAAATGCAGGAAGTTTATTCCAAGCAGTATCAGTTTTAATCATAGGAACCGTATCACAATCACTGTACAATGATCCTAATTCATTTATTCCGTCATTAAACACACTAGGGTGTTGAATATTAAAGTCAAATGACCAACAATCATAATTTTCATTTTCAATTTGTTGATATAAAAAGCCAAAGTTAGTAAATTCATCAAATCGTATTTGTATTTTTTCTGGATTTCTAGTAACATCAGGCTGACTTCTTAATGAGATTGATTGTATTACTGTATCAAAATTACATTGTGTGTTTCTTTTTTGTAACCAAATTGGTATTTCTTTATCAACTACTGGGCGATGCCTGTTCGTTATACCGGTGGGGGTAATATCAAACAGGGTGTAGCAAGTAATAATGTAACTCATATTACTATTTAATAGAGGTAAAAAAACCCGAGAATTTCTCGGGCCTTTTTATTCAAGTTAAAGATTAACCTGTAAATGTTGCAGAAGCGGCAACTGTAACAGCTTCAACCGCTGCTGTCAAGGCAGTGTCAAGAGTTGCAGTTGTCCATGCGCCAACTGGATAAACAGCAACGGCTAATGTGTCGTTAGTTGTATCTGTATACTCATACATATAGATTGTAGCTAATTGCTGAATAGTTTGAACAGCTACGTTCAATTGTGTTGTAGTCAATGCACCGTCAAAAGTGACAGTGAAGAAGTCCAATTTTGGACCTTGTGGTTGAACAGTTGCTCCAGAAGTAACTGCATTAACACCGCTATTTGTATAGTCAGGTGCGTCATAGTTAATGACTGGTAAGAAGTCGCCGTTTACACGTGTAAATTGTGCCATGATAAATTTCCTTTAAGTTTGTGAGCATATAGCTCTACTATTATTTATGCCTGGTAACAAAAAATGTTGGTTTTGGGCTTATCTATTGGCTAGATTTTGTCTACTAAAACCCATTCTATCTACAAATTTTAAGCCATTTGCAACAAAACCTTCATGTGTTTCAGTTCCATCTTGTAAATATCCTTTAACAGGACTAACTTCTGCGGCTTTATTCAATTGATTGACCACAGACATTTTAAGTGTATATAGTGCAGACCATATAGTAAAAGCACCTAAAATAGCATTTTTGTTTTGATTTAAGTGTTCTGCAATTTTAGCTTTCATTTTATCTGTCATGGGTCTAGCTTCTACAAAATCCATGAAGCCATTAGCTAAATTGTTTAAATCACCGGCAACAATCTTCTTGTTAATATATACCGTAAACAATTGGTTAAATGTATTACGTGCTTGAGGTGCACTATTCATTAATTGATCTACTGCAGGACCATATTTTTTAATTGCATTCTGTGCATTTTTGACTAATGTTGTATCTATCTTAAGCTTAGGTGCTGTTGGCATAGCACTGGGAACAATTGCAACATCACTATTATTCTTCAATTGACCTATATTACCATTCAATGTTACTGCTTCGTCAGTAGTCATTGCGTTAGGATCAATATATTGATGTACTGCAATTCCAGCACGTTTGCCACCCATCAATTTTCCAACTGGACTGTTAACTTCTACTTTATAAGTAATACCATTAGGATTGGCTTTAAAAACATAACTGCCATTTTGATCTTTTAACGGTTGATGAAATAATAAATCACCCCAATAATAACCTTTACTGCTTTTACTAGCTTTTTCTAATCCGGGCCATATCTCATTAATAATAGGCCATAAACTATCACGCTCTACTCCACGTGATTGATCATATTCTACAAACTGTTCAGGACTGAATACTTGTCGTCCTGTGCCGTCTTTCTTATTGAACATATGCTTGTCCATAATACTAAACTTACCTGAACTATTACGTCCAAATATCAATGCAGGATATCCATCCCATTTAATTGTAACTGTTGCTGGATTATTAACTGTAGCAATAGTAGATTGTACAGCACGATTAGCACCCTCACTTCCTCCCAAAAAGATTAAATCCTCAGGATGGTCTAAATGACCTTTATCTTCATTTATAGATAAATTGTCAATCTTAGATTTAAGTAATGCTAATTCTTCCGATAAATTCATAACTGCTCTTTGTCGCTGTTCTTCTTTATTGATTTGGAAAACTTGCCTTGGTCACGTGATTTAATCGCCCCAAGCAATTTTCTCTCTAATATCTCTGCTTGCTCTTTAGGATAGTTCCTATTAATCATCTCTAATAAATTAATAGCACTGGTAATGATATTGTGGGCTCTACTCTCAATAACATGACTTGTATCACGATTATTGCCGATAGCTTCCAATTCTTGTAGAAGGCTGCGAGTTTGTTTTTGCATATTAATTTCCTAATAGTATTTATCTATTTTACGGTTTATTTCTTTAAACTATTAAGTAAACTTTTGAGTTTTGAACCCTGCACATCTACTACAACTTTCTTATGTTCCGGCTCTAAAATTTCACCAGTAGCTTGGTCAATAATAGGTTCAGTAGATTGTAATGTAGATTGAGGTTTCAACTTATTCATAATATCAGTAGCACTAGGCTGTGGTCTATAACTATCTTCCCCGTCACCCCCTGAATCACTAATTCTCATAGTTTCTACATTATAATCTAAATCAATCTTTTGACCTACCCCAGTACTACTACGACTTTTCATACATTGAATCTGATACTTTCCACGCTCACGCATACTGCGACTTGTAAAGATACCAAATACATTATCTGCTGTATTAATCTTACTGATACCACCAGCAATATGACTGTGGTCAAATTCAATTTCATCAACTGCTGTACGATTTAACTGGCTTGCAGTTACCATTAAAATACCCATCTCTTTTGCTAGATTACGTAATTCTTCAGCAACATATTTGTCTTTAATAAACTGATCATTTGGGTTGACTTTAACAGATACAGGCATTACTAGATCCAAATAATCAATCATAACAAAATCAATCTTAATCCCTGTTTGAATTTGAACTTCTTTTAAGTAAGCACGAATGTCATTTACATTACTTTGTGCGGGTAATGCTTTTACACGATATTGTCCTGACTTCTTACCTACCATCTTAACTTTAAGCTCAGTTGATCCAATATCTCTACGAATATCTTTTGTGCCCATATTAGTTAACATAGCATCTGTACGTAAACTAGTTAATTCTTCACTCAATTCAAGTGTAACATAAACTCCGCTCATTCCTGTCTGCAACCAATTCAATGCAATATTCATCATAACTAATGATTTACCTGAACCAGACCCGCCTGCAAAAATATTTAATTCACCACGACTAAATCCACCATATAAGATTTTATCAAGTTGAGGCCAGCCTGTACTTACTTGTCCACCGCTATTAAAGTATTTGTTAATACGACCGGCAGGATCTAAAAAGTAATCTGTACCCATATCTTTCTGTAAACTTATTTGTACTGCATCTTTGATTAGTTTCTCAACTGGTTCAAATTCACCTTTTTCTAACAAATCTGCTGATTTAAGAATAGCTCTTTCTAACTCTTGTCGTCTAGTAAATGCTTCAAATTCTTCAAAGAACCAATCATAATGCCCTTGTACTAATTCAGGAATAACTTCAATGTCTTGCCCAGTCAATGCTTTAATTTGTGTGCTATCAGGTAATACACTATACTTAGTTGTATGCTCTTTAAATAATTCTGCTACAGGACGCAAACTCTTATCAAAGTTCTCAGCATTCATAATGTTCATAACTCTAGTATAAAGTTCAGCATTGGTAA